CTTGTATTTTTTCAAGTCTAAATTCTCCGTCATATGTTTCTACTAATGCAGTTAATGATTCAACCCAATCACCATCATTCATATATTCTATGCCGTCTATAATTTCAATTGATGGTGTATGTATATGTCCACAAATAACACCGTCAAAACCTTTTTTCTTGGCATAGTCAATCATTGTTTGTTTAAACTTAAATAATATATCAATGGTTTCTTTTGTTTGTGCTTTTAGATAGGCTGATAATGACCAATACTTTAGTTTAAGTTTTCTTCTTACCCAATTTACATAACGATTAAATCGCATTAACCAAGCATAGATAAAATCACCAAAGTGCATTAAAAATTTACCACTATTCATTAAAGGGTCAAATATATCACCGTGAGTTACAAGGTACTTTTTACCATTAATAGCGTGATGTGTGTATTCGTTTAATATTCTTATACGACCAAATTGTAATCTAAAGTCAAACCAGTTTCTTAAAACTTCATCATGGTTTCCTACAATCCAATAAACTTTAGTGCCTCGTTTGGCAGCCGTTAAAATTCTTCTTACTACATTTGAATGAGATTGTGGCCAAAAGGCCTTTTTAGATAATGCCCAACCGTCAACTATATCACCTACAAGATATAATCTATCACAAGTATTATTTTTTAAAAAGTCGCAAAGTTCATCAGCTGAACAGCCTGGTGTGCCTAGATGTAAGTCTGATATGAATATTGATTTATATTTTGAATTTTGTAATTTTTCTTCTACCACTTACCAAATATCCTCATATCTGTCTTGTATTTTTTCATAATTCAAAGTACCATTAGGATGATAGTGTCTTTTTTTCTCTGCGTCTTTGAATACAATAACAGTAATCACTATTGCAATAATTAAAATAAAGTGAGCAACTACTGTATAACCAAAAACTACAAAAGAACCAAAGTATAATGAAAAAGCAATACACCACATCCATGCTAATAATTGTATTACTAAATGTCTAACTTGCATATCAGGAATGTGTCTTAATGGATTTAACTCCATATTCATTATACCTTCCCAACTATCGTGAATAAATTTAATCATGTTATACTCCCTATAAACCATTCTGGTGTTTCTCTATTAGTCCACTTAGCAAAATATGCTTTTGCTTCGTTGTAATAGTTTTTATACGATTGAATAGAATCACCTGGTACTATACATTGTGGAAAATGAGACATAGCAGGTGGTGGTTCTTGCCAACCGTTGTCTTGTAAATTAACTGGTGGGTGGCTCAAAAGGTCTTTGAGCAGTTCAATTGTACTGTGGTCTCTCTTATATCTGTGGGTATATTCTTTCCCAAGTTCCCTGAACAAGTTGTACAACCAGTTATAATGTTGAGTAGAAGAGCGAGCCCAAACAGCACTAGGATGGTGGTAATGTACCGCCTTGTAAACAGTTGCTTCTTCATTTGGGTTAGGTAATCTATACCTTTGTACCTTTCTACCTGTTTTAGATAGTGCCTGATATTTAACACCATCTATCATTCTTTTTGCTGTTGATAATAATTGAGCATATTCGACTATCATCTTAACCACATGCTTATCAACATGAAGTTCAGCACACACTTTTGGATCATTATGTAAATAAAATATATTCATAATACTATTATATCAGTTTAGTTCTTTTTTGTCAACCCTACTAATACTTCTCATCAATTCTTGTAGTTTATCCATCCATATTCTTTTGAAATCTGGATCTTCAGCACCTTGATACATCTTATATAAGTTTGCTGCTCTATGCCAAAATAAATCCATTCTATAACTCATAGACACCTCTTAAATTATACTTAATTATCTCTTTTACAAGTTCAGTATATGTAGGTTTACTAGCATATTTTGAAAGATAATCTGCAAGAATTAAAGCGTCATCAATACCACTATCTCTTGCGGCTCTTAACTCTTTAAATGCTGATACATTATTTAGTATATGTAAATAGTCTATGACGCTTTCGCATTTACTACTATACATTTTCACACCCCATCCTGGCCATTTTGTCCAAGGTATAGGTAATAGATATGGTTCATCTTTATCCCAAGTTCGAATACCAAAAAGATTATTACCTTCATTAGCAAATCTAGATTTACCCCAGCCAGTTTCAATAACTGCCTGAGCAATAATCAGTTCATTAGGTATATGATATTCTGGTTGTATATATTCATACAAGTAATTGATACAACTATTTAAAGATTTTACAAATCTCTCATTTGATGATATATCAACTTGTGGTAAATTGTATTCTTTTTGAACAACTTTATGAACAGCATATTTTAGTTCTATTTCTCTGTAAGGAACTACAACTGCTTGTTTCCAGTCTTTTTCAATTTCTCTTAAATCACCTCTGATATTTTCATCAGGAAGTGGTACTTCAATCTCATCATAAAAATCAGGACAACCGTCATCTGTACAATTATATTTTTCGTTATACTTACTAATCCCAAAAGCGATTAGAGCAATAATTAAAGTCAATTTAAACATTATAATAATTTCCTCAACTCTCTTTTTGTTGCATAAGGTTTATATAGACGACACTTGAACCATCTAAACTTTGGTTCTGGTGTTGCAGGACCTTCCATTAATAACTCATTTTGTGCTTCTGCATAAATAAGTTTTTTCATAAACAAAGATAAAGCGGCATCATATTCCTTACAAGGTTTATAATTACCTCTATCTCGTTTAGGTGTTTCGTAAATACCTTTACGGTTATCTACGATTCCTTGTAATATCTTTTTTTCGTATCTATTTAATTTCATATTTGATATCTCGTTGTATTATTTAGTATATTCTTCATACACCCAAGCCCACCATTGACTAAGATTGTGTAATTCATATTTTGGGATAATCGCTCTTATAGCAACTTTAGTTATATCAGAATCGTCATAATCAACTAAACATGATTCTAATAATTTTTTTGCCCACTCTTTTGCTCTTTTCAAAGTTAAGTTTGCTGTTAACATTTCTTTATACTTTTTACCAGCATATTTTCCTGATAACTCACGGAACTTTTCATCACTAATACATTTATATTCATCACTCTGATATAAAGAATGTAATTCTTGTAATTCATTTTTAGCAGTATTTGTGTCAATGTTATCATACTCAAAAGCTTCTGTTTCCCAACCTTTACCTAAAGTAGTCAACATATATCTATAAAATGATGTTGAGGCAGTCGGTTGAGCAGAGTATGTTCCTTTAGTTGAATATTTTGCTTTAGATAAAGCATTTACTACCGAAACATTTTGTTTCCAGTTTTCTTGATTTGATTTCCAAATATGGTAAATCATATGTTCTTTATTTTTAAAAACTATAAAAGTTGTTTTCACTAATAACCACCTTCTTCAAGACCTTCTAAAGCGAAGTCTGACCAAATACCGTTTTCTTCTGTTTTCATAATATATCCTTTCGATTTATGATTATATAATACACTATATTGAGATATAAATCAAGCACTTTCTGGTATAAAAAACCCTTGTTTTCTGCGCTTTTTAGGAATAATTTGCATAAAAAAACCCTTGAAAATCAACGATTTAAGAGTGTCTTAAACTGTTGAAAAACAAGGGTTTTTGATAGGGGGTCCTAGGTATATTACAGCAATAACCCCTATATTTTACTCTTTTTTCATAAAATCATCATTCCAACCGAATGCTTCTTTTACTAGATTGGCAGTAAAACCTTTATATTTGTTATTGATCTTTTTATTAACAACTGTGATTAAGAAATCTGCTTCTTCGCCAGTTAGTCCTTCTAACATTTGTATGAATAAAGTCTCTCTTTTATTTTGTGATAATGTATTATCGCCACCTTTTGTGAAAAGATATAATCTTTTTGCCTCTTGGCTTAATATTGTATGTTCAGTTCCTATTGGGGCGTCATTTTTATTGAATGGTATATCATCACCTTTAGGTAATAACCACTCTATCTTTGGATCAAAAGCACCTTTTAGAATTTGTCTTAAAGGCACAGAATCATGATCTTTTAATACTTTAAGTTTTCTAGGTTTATCTTTTGCGTTATTTACTTTTGTAGCAATCTCACTCATTAAAGTTGATACAGGTCTACCAGCGTCTGCTAATGCTTGCATTCCTCTTTTAGTTGATAGTGCTGGATGGGATGGAGTGTTCATATTAACACCGCCTTCTTGACTGGCAACTGTGCCGTCAGGATTTCTTCTTATAATAACCATTTGTTTCTCCTTAACAGTTCTTTCGAAGTCTAAAATTCATCAATGACTTCGATTAAAGTTTTAAGTTTCTTGTTTATAAAGTAGCCTAGTATTTTATCTCTAGTTGCTACTTTAACATCATTAAACTCATTATTAATTTTTTCCTCAATGTGTTGAGGTATACAATTTAAATCAATTATCTTTCGATTTCTATCGTAATTCTTTTGTTCTTCTTGTGTGAATGTAGGAAATACTTCATTCACCCAATTATTTAGTTTCTTTTTACTTAAAGGTCTCTGTCGTCTACCTTCAATAAAAACATTGTCATCTGATAGCACATTTGGTACACCATCACTTCGGTCACCTTTGAGTATATGTTCTTTCAGATATACAGCAGGGTTCTCACCCTTACCTACATATTTATTTAGTACAGGATTGTACTGTCTAACATTTTCTTTATGTAATTGTATAAAATCTTTATCGCCAGATAATATTAATACATTTTTCTGATGAGCAGGACTTACAAGATGTTTTGTTTGTTTAATTAATGTGGCGATTATATCATCTGCTTCACAGGTCTCTACTTCTATAACTTTATAAGGTAAAAATGTTTTGATTTCATCTTTGATATTATGTAATATATTAAAGATAGCATCCCAATCATGATCTGATTTCTCACGATTTGCTTTTCTACCTGCTTTATAGTTAGGAAAGTATTCTCGTCTCCAGACATTTTTACTATCACAGGCGATTATCATTTCGCCATATTCTTTTCTAAATTTTTTATTGTGAGCTCTAAGAGAATTTAGAACCATGTGTCTAACAAGATCCTCTGATAAGGGTTCTGCATTTCTACCATTTAGTTGAACCATCAGATTTGATATCATTATTTGATTGAGGTCTACGATAATCATAATATTATTATATCAGTTTATATTGGTATTGTCAAGCGTTAATCCAAATTCATATCAGGATCAAACTCTATTTTTACATCTGGTTCTTTTTTATCAACATTTTCTTTGAGTGGTTTTTTAGCAGCTACTCTACTATAATTGATATCTGTAAGTTTTCTACCATCTGGTAGATGATGTATTTTAGCAATTGCGTCTGTAATGGCGTGCATAGGATGTTTTTGACCAAAGTCTCTTTTCAATAATGATTTAATTGATTCAATAACCATTGCCAAATCTCTTAAAAATATATGGCTCTTTGTATCAACAACATTATCTTGAAGCACATGAATAATATCTAGGGTCAGTTGTTCGGTAATTTGTTCTATAAATTTGTGTTGTTTTATTTGTAATGCTTCTTCTTCAGATATTTCAGGCTCAGGTCTACTATGAACAACCCTATGAGATGGAAATTGTATTAGTTTACCCATCGGTTTTTCTACCCTCACATCTATCAACAAGATCCTTTGCAGGTGCTTTATTCAGTCTCATCTCTCGCCATCTCTTTGACATTTCATAACTCATCTTTAGCATTTTATCCTCTTCTGCCCAATATTCGTCAAAAGATTTTTCTATCTTTTTTTCTTTTGTAGTTCTCTTTTTATCCATGATACTGCCTGATATGATGTTGGTTTATTGTTAATCATTCTTCGTATTGCTTTATGAACAGTAGGATTTACATCTTCAGCAGGTTTATTATTATCAACGATAACAAAATTATTTGTGCCAAATATTCTTTGTAATTTACCTATGTTTTGTTGAATTTGTCTATGACTATTAATTACGATTGCATCTGGTAACTTTCTTGCTCTCATTTGATTTCTTTTGAGAGCAATC